CGGATTTCAGAAACTCCACGCGATCCGCTTTCTCCTGTTGCTCGTCCAGATCCACCAGGGAATCGGCATCGACCTCGACGCGATAGGAACGCATGGGTTCGGATTTGAGCAGTTGCAAAGCCTCCTCAGCTTGGGCTGCATCGGGCGTATCGGCAATCCCGCTCATTGCCATGAGCGTCTGTGGCGAATACAGGTCAGCCATGATCTGCGCCTTGATGCGCAGGATTTGACTGGCGAACATGGCAACGTCGCGCTGAAGGTCGCGAATCCTTAAGGAACCGAAGTTGCTCTTGATCTGCTGGGCCGTCGCGGTTTCCTGGGCGTCCGTCGCACCCCGAAGGATGTCCGACAGGCCTGTGATCTCGTAGATCACCTGCTTGGCCTGCTCTCGGGCCTCGTAGCAGCGCTGCAAGGCTGTGACGACCTGATCAAGCGGCAACCAGTCCATCACACCCTTGATGCCGCCTTTCTCGGCCAGCACAGCCCACGTGTCGACCGGAATCAGTTGATTGTCGAATTCCTCGTCCAACAGGCGTTTTACGGCGGTCTGGGATGCATCGTAGACGCCCGCGACCTTGCAGGCCTGCACCAGCATGGAGATGCGGTTGGTGAGCATGTCCAGTTCTTCGGCCTGGTCCTGATATTGTGAATAATCAGGAATCGGCACAAGCGTGTCGGTGGTCTGGGTGGAGAACAACGGCTTGGGCATCGGCCAGAAATCATCCAGACCATACAGATCATCCTTGGCATCCAGCGCATCATCAAAACCCTGCGCGACCCATATGACCTGTTTTGTGGATTTGTCCCAGATTTCCCAGACTTCCGCCTTTTTCAGCGCTTCAGTCTCGCCTTGCGTGGCGCCTTGCTCCCGCAACTGATCCAGGCCGATGGGAACGTGGGTGAGCGGCACATCCTTGAATGCATCCCCAAAGCGCTTGCGGCCTTCCTTGCGGCCCATGTACACACGCCGGGCGACCCACGTGACCTCACCCCACACGCGAGCCGGGGAACACAGAAAATCTTCCCAGAACACATAATCGACCGGCGTATGCTCGATCATCGCTGGCGGTTCTTCGCCTTCGACAGTGGCAACTTCGTCGGTTTCAAAGCGCACCCAGGCGGTCCCGCGACCGCCCAGCAGACGATCCAGCACCGCGGACTTGATCGCCTCGTCGTAATCGTCGTGTGTGTCCAACTCGTATTGCAGCGAGCGTTCCAGGATCTCGGCGGCTGTCCGACCCGTGGCATCGGCATCCTTGTTTCGACGCTCAACTTGCGCCTTGGGCGTCTTGGAATAGACCGCCGGCATGATCGTCTGGATGTTCGACCACAGAATGTTGTATTTCTTGGCAGATCGGCTGTTTCCGCTGCGCTCATCTTTGTAGCGCTTGACGATTTTCTTCGCGCGCGACGCCCACGACTTGTCCGTGTTCTTCGCGAGCGTGAGCTCCGTCTTCCAGTGCCGCCCCAACTCAGTCAGATCGATGGGATCGGTATCTTGCTCAGACATAGATCAGCGTCGCATCCAGAGTGCCGCTGACAACGGCGTACAGACCGTTGGCGAAAATCGCGGGGATGGGGATGAATGACCCGGCGGCTGGTGTAATGGTTCCGGTCATGGGCGTCGTGGTGGTGGTCGTGGCCGAATCGTAGAGCGTAATTGTGCCGCTCGATGTACTGGCGCACAGCACGCCGATCAATCGACCCCCGATGGGCTTGATATTGCCTGTCGCGGTGATGTGCTTGTAGCTGCCTGCGTCCATGTCAGTACCTTTCGACGTGTCGGGGGTTTTCGGCCCACAATGTCTCGAGCGGCGCCGTGACGATGCGCCCGTTTATGCCTGCCACGGGATATTTAGGCTCTTCCGGCTTGACGGGCGGCCTGGTCATTTGCATGATCAGGCAACCGTAGGAGAAGCCGTCGCCATCGTGACTCGCCCAGTCATGCTTGGGTTCGCTGGAAAATGTCTTGGTATCCTCGTTGTACTCATACGACCAGGCGCGCAAGCCTTCCAGCCCCGGCTCACACAGATCGCTGAATTCGCATCGTCCCACCATGACGCGTGCCGCATTGACGCGATCCGAACGCTTCGAATCAGGCGTGATCGCGATCTTGTCGGCCCCGAAGGCCTTGATAAAAACTTCCAGGGCCGAATGCTTGGCAGCGAAAGTCTTGGCCCGCGCATCATGGGGTAGCCAGATCTTCGCGAGTCTGCGACCCTGCAATTTGAGCTTGAGCCGATCACACCATGCTTCAGCATCCAGGCCCCATCCCCCGTCATAGTCGACAATCGAGTAGCCTCCCATCCGCGGTTGCCAGAACCACCATGTGGCGGAGTCTCGACGACCAATGTCAGCACTGATCTCGATGCCCGCGCCCTGGTCGTCGTACTGAACGTGCGGCCCGATACGCCCAGCGGCTTCCAGCTTGCCGATCGACCGCGCCAGGATCGCGCCCAGATTGGCCGCATCGAACGAGCAGAGATATTCCTGCTCGTACTTCGCGCGACCATACTCTTCGCCGAACTCGTTGATGTAGGCCAGCAGTTCAGCCGCCAGTTGACCTTCGGTGAATACGCCGGTTTGATCGGCGCTCAGGATCTGCGAGAAGGCGTTGGGGTCCTTCTGCGCGGCCAATAGCGTCTTGTGTGCGTGGTTGCGACCCCGGGGCGTGGTGATGAATATCTGCCAGCCATTGTTTTCCAGCAGGATTGGACGCAGGTACGCCCGGGCCGCTGGGTTGGACAGTGCCCACTCCGAATACACGATGCCCGCCGGTGCCGAGCCCACCAGCGAGTTGAAGTTGTCCGACCCCACCACCTGCCAGCTTGATCCGTTCTTGAACGTGATCAGCATCTCGGTGTCATTGGTCGAGGCGCGCAACTCCTGCGGAAAGGCCTCGTCGATACGCCTGATGCCGGTGTGGGGATTGATCGCCTTCCAGATAGCCTTACGGGCCTGTGCCGCTTCCGGGAGCATGTGCCAGTAGTTGGCGACACGCTCGAAAGCGGCGCAAGCTGTTCGATGCAGAGCTACCTCGTCCTTTCCGTGGCGACGCGCCCAAACCAACTCGGCATGCCGGCCACCCTGTTCAAGATACGTCCACGCTGGAAGCTGGTAGGCCCGCGGGCGCCAGTTATTTGGCAGGCGTATCCGCAAAGCGCGCGATCTCCACTGTGACGTTGCCGGAGTGTTCCAGTTCCTGTTTGTCGCGCCATTTTGTGGGCTGCCGGTTCTTTAGCCAGAAAATCGCGGCCGTGGTGTCTGGCGGGTAGTGTTTGCGCAGCGGCGTGGTAACGATGGTGTTGTTGACGACGCGTACATCCGTCTCGTCGTGCTCGTAGCCCATAGCGCGCCGGTAAAGACTCTGCTCCACTTTCCGGTCGGCTTCGTCCTTCGGGACTTTTAGGGCATCCGAAAACTCTTTATGCTCGACCTTCCAGAGGCTGACCGTTGACACCGACACGTCGAAAAAGTCCGCCAGCTGTGCATCTGTTGCACCGAGCCGACACAACTTGGCCGCTTGCCCGGCATATTCGACTTTGTATTTGCTGGGCCGGCCGCCCTTGTTCACCGCCATGACCGTACCCACTTGATCAGGTCTTGCCCAATGCTGCCATAGTGCAGATAGCGACCGGCAACTTCCCACGCGCCAGCACCCACGGCGATGCCGATCAGAAAGCAGATCATGAACGTTCCAAAAAGAATCGGCCCGAGAGTACGAGACTCAACCGGGCCGGGAGGTGGCAGCGAACTGCCGGGAGGAGACAACTGGAAATGAAAAAGCCCGCGAACCTTGCGGTTAACGGGCCACGAATTCTGGAGAGGCAATTCGAACACTCTATCTGAAAATCATTATAAATGCCCAAAATACCCGCATCAAGTCAAATTTGCCGAATTTACAACGGAAATACTCCCAGTTTTCAGCAGTCGGTGGAAAGTACTTTCGCTAACGCCGTGTTGCGTGAAAAGACGCTGGTAGCTGCTCCATGTCACACCCGCAACATAGTAGGCATACAGCACAGCTTTGGTTTTGTCTTCGGTGCGCATGACCGCTTTGTGGATTGCCATGCTCTGAGGATCGAGCGCCACATCAG